CGCGGAACGACATTCACGCATCAATAACAGATCCCCAGAAAGGACGCAATGATATGAAAACGAAGGACGAAGAAGCCGCAGAGGCCGGGAAAACGCCGCAGCGCACCCCCGACGAGATCCTCGCCGACGAGCGCAAGCGCGTCTCCGAGATCGAATCGACCGGCAAGAAATTTGTGGGCCGCGTCGACAAAATCGACGAGCTCCCGCGCGAAGCGATCTCAAAAGGCGCGACAGTGGCCGAGTTCAAGGGCGTCATCGACGACCGGGTTGCCGACGGCAAGCCGATTTTCTCAGACAACACCGTCGACGTCGAGGAAAAGGACAAGCGGTCCTATTCGATCTCGAAATTGATCTACGCCGTGGCCTCCGGCCAACGCGAAATCGGAGCACTCGAGCTGGGTATCTCCGATGAGCTCGCGAAGAAGTCTGACTTCGCGGACATCAAGATCCCCCGTACCCGCTCGAACGCGATCCCGGTATTCGTGCCCTACGAGATGATGCACCGCAGCGCGAGGCTCACGCCTGAATTGATTCAGTTCGCCCGGCAAATGGGCCTGCTCTCAAAGCGTGATCTCTCTGTCGGAAGTGCGACCGCCGGCGGTAACATCGTCGGTACGAGCCTCCTGGCAAATGAGTTCATCGATCTGCCGCGCAACGTCACGCTTTATGAGCGCATGGGCGCCCGGGTATTGAATGGGCTCTCCGGCAACATCGATCTCCCGAAGAAGACCGGCGCCTCCAGCTGGTACTGGGTGACGACCGAAGGCAATGCCCCGACCGAATCCGAACTCACCGTCGGGAAAATCTCGCTCTCCCCGAAAATCGGCGGGACATTCACCGATTACACGCTGAAGCTTCTCTTGCAGTCGACCCCGTCGATCGACGGACTCGTGCAGCAGGATCTTCTGGATACGGCCAACATCGGAGTCGATCTGGCCGGGTTCCACGGCACCGGAGCGAACGGCCAGCCGACCGGCATCGTGAACGATTCGGGCGTCGGCACGGTCGATTGCGCCGATCTCGGCTGGGACGCGGCTGTCGAGTTCCTCACCGACGTCATGACGGGCAATTCTCTTGCCGCGTCCATGCAGTGGGCGACCAATCCGACGATCTGGGGCTTCACCCAGACGCGCCAGAAATGGCCCTCCTCGGGTCAACCGCTCGCCAATGAGAACGGCCGCATGGCTGGCTATCCGATCAACGCCTCAAACCAGATCGGTGCCGGGTATCTCATGTTCGGCGATTGGACGCAGGCTGTGGTCGGCTACTGGGGCGGTTACATGCTCCTGGTCGATCCGTACACGGCGAGCTCCTCGGGCACGACGCGCGTACGCATCCTTGCCGCGTGCGACGTCCAGAGACGGCTCTCGTCGGCCTTCTCGATCGGCTCGAACGCCAGCTAAAGAAGCAGGATTGAAAAATAAACGCGGAGCCTCGCAGAACCAGAGGCTCCGCATTGTATCCACAAAATCATTTTCACAAAAGGAGCGAAGGACATCATGTTAGGCACCGAACAGACAAACAGCAAATCGATGGAGGTCGTCATCATCTATCCGTGTCGCGTCGTACCGTTTGACAAAGTTGCGGCTGAAGAGATCCCCTATGGCAAGACGATTCGTGTCGAGACTTCCGTCGGCAAAGAGTTGATCGGCATGAAGCGCGCCGTCGCCGCTGATGATTTTGACCCGGATGAGCATCCGTTTCCGGCGAACAAGATCCGAAGCGCAAAAAAGGACGAAGGCGATAAGACTACTTCCGAAAAGCCGGTCGAGAAAATGAACAAGGAAGAGCTGCTTGCCCTGGCGAAGAAGGAAGGCGTCGAAGTCCCCGAAGGTGCGACCAAGGCGCAGATCATCGAGCTTTTGCAGTAATAAGTTTGAAATAACTGATCCGACAACAACAGCTCCATTTCAAGGAGACACTATGAAAACGATTTTCGCAATCATCCTCGCCTTCCTCGTCACGCTGGCCTTGCCGGCCGATGAGCTCTTCGCGCAGACGAAGGCCAAGCCGACGGCAACCTCTCTCGGCTATCTCTTCAACATGCATCCATCGAAAGATTCGACATCCGTCGTCTCGAAGCATTTTGCGTCCGCGCAGAGTGATACGAGCGAGACGATTCATGTCGGATACGCCAAGGCGATCACCTTCGCCCTAACGCCGGTCGACACCGCCTCGTTGGACTATTACGTCCAGTACCTGGTGGTCGGGACCAACACCTCGTGGACGACGGCGCTGACCGATAGCCTGATCAATACCGGTGTGACCTCCAATACCGGAAAGACCCAGGAGTACATCTTCCGGAATCATACGGTGGAAAAATACGGCGGGCTCAATTTCCAGGTCCGCACCGTGAAGGTCTTCCGCGGCTCAGGCAATGGGGTGACCTCGGCCTTCTATACCGAGAAAGTCAACTACGTCCCGTAAGTGACGACCGATTTCCCCAATGAGGATCTCCTACTCGCCTTCGGGGTCGATGCCGTATTCATCGATGCTGACAATGTCTCGACCCCGGTCAAAGCCAAGATTGACGCTTCCGACCAACCGTCGAATACGTTTGACACCCAGGTAGAGAACCGGACGATCGAGGCGAGCGTGCTTGAGAGCGACGTCGGTGAGGTAGATAACCGCTGCCGGCTGGTCTTCAATGGCATCACCTACAAGATTCTCGACGTGAAATTCGACGGCACGGGCATGGTCCTGCTCACACTGGGGCTCGATTAGAAATGGCGGAGCCGAAAAGAGATCTCCTGATGGCTGCCATCGTCGCTCGGATGATGACGATTACGACCCCGGTCTACCACACGAACATCGGTGTGAACGTCTTCGAGTTTCGCACGACGCCGATTGAGGACCACGAGCTCCCGGCCGTGAATGTCGAAGATGGCGACGAGAGACAGACGTATGAATCGGCCGGCGCCCCGTCGAAAATGAACCGCGCTCTCAACGTCTCGCTGGAGATGCTCTTGAAAGAGGGCTCATCCAGTATCCAGGCCGCGCGTAAGGGTTTATCTGACATGGAAAAAGCGATCGGTACGGATGTGTACTTCGGCGGCCTTGCTCTTGATACCGATTTCGTCGGCAGCTCGATCACCAAGGACCAGAAGGAGCACATCGTCACCGGAGCCAAGCTCAATATCACAGTGATCTACAGGACTACCAAATGGGCCGACTCGTAAAGTGCGAAAGAAGAAGCATTCACCTCAACGAATAGGAGAGTTCATGCCGCGCTTCACACAATTCAAGATCTACGGCAACTTTCACCAGGAAGGCGTGAGCGCCCCATCGCTCCTGATGGCGTACGGCGATTCCTACATCTCGCTCGGCTTCACCGCCGATGATTACCTCCCCGCGCGCGAGAGCGCCGGCAAATATGTCTTCATGACCGGCGACGAGCTCGGGGTAGGCAGCGATGAGAACAAAGTAATCCTCGCCTCCTTCGGCCTTGGCTCTCCCGTTGCAAGCTACCGCGCCGGCGTCATCGACACGATGAAGATACAACTTGAAACCTTCGATGCGGCCGGGCAACCGGTCGATATCGGCGGCAATTTCTCGATTGAACTCACAGTCAGCATCCAGACCGGAGAATAACGCCCATGAAAGAGAAAACAGAAGCACCCGAAGAAAAGCCCCTCCCCTTTCAGTCGACCGTCCGTCGGGGCGACGGCAAGCTCTGCACCATCGATGCGAATGGCGAGATGGTCGCTGTCGACGGGTCCGACAATAAGCCGGTCGTGAAGGACCTTTCCACCAAAGCAAAACCACAAGACGATGAGGTGACACCATGAAGCTCTACAAAAAACAGGCGCTCGGCGCCAAGGTCGAGACCACCCAGGATACGGCCGTCGTGCCGTCGACCTCGACCGACTATTTGTTGATCGAGGACTTTGATTTTACGCTCGATGCCGAGAAGCTCGAGCGCGACTTCCGCCGGGTATCGGTCGATCCCCTCCCGCATGTGATCGGCAAACGATTTGCGAAGTTCACCTTCGACGTCGAGATCAAAGGCTCCGGTACCGCGGGCGACCCGACGATCGCTGGCTACGCAGGCCTACACGCGCTCCTGCAGGGATGTGGCAAGATACCCGTGGTGGCCGCAACCCAGAGCGTGGTCGGCTTCACGATCACCAATGCCGGATCCGGATATACTTCGGCCCCGACGGTGGCGATCACATCCGGAGGCGGGACCGGTGCAACGGCGATCGCGGTCATCAATTCTGCGGGTCTCGTCGTCGCAGTCATCGTCACGAACCCGGGATCCGGTTATACCACGGACCCGACCGTCGGCTTCTCAGGCGGCGGAGGCTCAGCAGCTGCTGCGACCGCATCACGCGGCGGAAGCATCTACTACGGCCCGACGTCCGCGCCGGCATCTGCCAGCTTCTACACCTTCAGCAAATCCGTCTCGATCGAGGGGTATAAGGACGGTAACAAGCACATCCTCTCCGGCGCCGTGGGAATCTGCAAGCGCAACCTGGAATCCGGCAACTACAGCAAATTCTCCTTCGAGTTCTGGGGTAAGTATACGGCAGTCACCGATGTCGCTGTCCCGTCGGTCACGATCGTGAACGTCCAACCTCCTGTTTTCGAAAGTGCGCTGATCGGAACGCATGGTTTCGCGCCGGTACTCTCCAAACTCTCGATCGACGAGGCGGGCAAGATCTCGGTCAGAGACGATGCGGCATCGGCCAATTCCATCAAAGGCTTCTGCCTCACCGATCGCAAACCCAAGGGGTCGCTGCAGATGGAGGCCGAAACGGTCGCCATTCATGACGTGTGGGGGAAAGTGATCGCCTCGACGCAGGGTCCGCTCGCCGTCAAATACGGCTCCGTGGCCGGCAACCAGATAGTCTTCGCATACCCGGTCGTGCAGTATGGGGAAAACAAGTACACGAACAGGGATAACTTCCTCGACAACGCCATCTCGCTCGATTTCTCGGGCAACACGGGCGATGACTGGGAAGCAATAATCATTCTTTAGCACACAAAAGGAGCAGCCAACGATGCTACATCTACTCGACCCGGATGCCCGGGTGAATGTGAAGCTCGATGAAAGCGATTCAAGTCCGGTAATCATCATCGGGATGATCGATACGAGCGCGCGCGCGCATATCCTGGACCTGATGAAGGACCAGTTCCTGACCTTTGCCGACCGTATTCGTCTAACGCGACACGGCGTCAAGGAATGGGCGCTTGTCGTCGACAAGAACTCCCAGCCGGTGAAGTTCGAGACCGAAGAGGTCTATATCCCGGGGATCGGTAAAAGGAACGTCATGAGCGAGAAGTGTTTGAATTACCTCTCCGAGAAAATGCTTGCAAAGATTTCCACGGCGGTCTTAGAATTGAATTTTGAACTCGAGGATAAGGAAAAAAACTCAGTTACGCCCTCTACGCTTTAAACGATCCCGGCTTGCTGAAGGGCGGGCATGCACAATGCAAGGATGAAACGGGGCACGATGTCACAGTCCAGGAATTTTACCATGCGATTGATGAGTGGAAAGCGTTCATCGAATGGGTTCATGATTGGCGTGCTGGCCGCTTTACGATGACCCTTTCTGAATGGCGCAATCTGCCGGAGATCGGACACACGATGATCAGGCTTCACGACAAAATCAGAAGCGAGATAAAGCCGAAATCCAAGTGATATCGAAATTTACCATACCGTCCCAGCAGATGATGGATGTCCTCGAACGGGACAAGGAGGGTTACCGCAAGGTGATCCTGCGCTCGTTGACCAAAGTGGCCGAGCAGGCTGAGACGCTCGGCAACCGTGCGATCCGTGAGACTTACAATATCAGCCGCGCCGACGCCGACCGGGCTATCAATGTACGACCGGCATCGATCTCCAAGCTCCAGGTCAATATCAATGTCAGAGGGAAGCGCCTTCCGCGTATTATGTTCGCTCCGAATCAGAGACTCGGACGATCTCGGGGCGTCGCCCTGAGTATAAAAAAAGGTGCTCGCAAGTTCAGTGCCCATTCCTTCATCGCACAAATGAAGAGCGGTCATATCGGGGTGTTCAAACGAGTGCCGGATAAATTCATGAAGAAACCGGCCATTTTTACTGGAGGCGGCCGCATTTCCAAGGCAAAGGCAAAACAGGCGATCGATGAGACGTTTACGATATCGGTCGCTGAGATGTTCGGCTCGAAGAACATCACTACCAATATCGAACGGTTCATCGAGGAGAAGTTCCCCTCCATCCTCGAGAATCAGCTGCAGTTCTATCTCTCCTGGGGCCGCTGATCATGGGAGCATCTGAGCGGCAATTCAATTACGGCATAGGCGTCGACGATAAGGGAACGCTGGTCTTCGAGAAGTTCAAGAAGACCATCCTCGATGGCAACAAGGATATCAATTCCTCGACGCAGGGAATAATCGATCGGACCAGGAGGTACGGCGACGAAACCAACCGCCTGTCAGACTTCATCCGCAAACAACGCGCCGAATCCCGCGAGCAAAATTTCCTCTTCAGAGAATCGACTCAGGCGATCGGCGCGGCGAGTGCGACCCTTGCGCTCTTTGGAAATACCCTCGGCCAGTCCGACGGAAAGATGAAGAAGTTTACCGATTCCTTAAACCAGGGCTTCGTCACATTCCAGGGTTTGAGCTTTCTCCTCTCAGGTGCCGGACCGTGGGGAGTTGCTGCAGCTGGTATCGGCGGCGTAGCAAGCGCCCTCTTTTCCATGAATAAGAACCTCGATGAGACCACTCCGAAAATCAAGGAACAGAAAACCGAGATAGATCTCCTGGCCGGCTCATATACCCACTGGCGCGACATACTAAAAGGCAGTGTTGCCGACAACAAGGCGGTCAGTGAGGTGGAAATCGGTCTTCTCAAGGCTCGCGCCGACGTCTTCCACCAGGTGATAGAGGCCCAGAAGGCCGGCGCCCGCGACATGACAATCATCATCAACGACCAGAAACTGAGCACGGGAGAAGTCCTGGAGGCTCAGATGGCCGCTGCGACGGCGACGAAGCAAACTCTCAAGGAAAATGAGGAAGAGTATGCTAAGGTGACATCCAAGATAAAGGGAGTCACCGCGGCGATGAACGAGGTTATTGTCACACCGATCGAGCAGAAGTTCGAAAGCAATCTCAAACCATTAGAGCTGACTCAATCGGCGCTGGGAAGGGTGGAGGGGGCATACAAGGGTGTACTCGGGGCGATTACAGGAGTGGAGACTACACGGCTTGACTTCGGCCCGCCGATCAACAACATGGTAAACCTCAATTTCCAACTCCAGGAAACGCAGAAGGAGCTTGCGCTGGCGACTATCGGCTCCGAGCATTTCTACCGGACGCTGTCAAAGGTAGAGGGACTGAAAAAAGCAATCAATGACGGCGCGACAGAACCCTTAATGAAATTCACCAAGACCCTCGGACAGGTTATCCCTTATGCAGCCAAGGGCTTCACTCTCATCCAGATGTCCCAACTGCAAAATCAAAATGAACTGATACAGGGATTAGAAGAGGAAAAAGAGGCCGCCATCAAAAGCATCGACGAACGTCTGGCGGTGACGGTAAAAGGCTCACAGCAGGAAATGGCTCTTATGAAGGAGAAGGCCGCCCTCCAGGCCTCGTTTGATGCGAGGATAAGGGCGGAGAAACGTCGCGCCTTCGTCGCTGACAAGGAAGCCCGCATCATCGAATCGGTTATGCAAACAGCAGCCGCCGTGACAGAAGCACTACCGAATTTCATCCTCGCCGGCATTGTGGGCGCGCTCGGGATTGCGCAGACGGCCATCATCGCCTCCCAGCCTATACCGAAGTTCCACTCAGGAGGCGTGGTCCCTGGATCCTCGATGAGTGAATATCCAATCCTGGCCCGCGGAGGCGAGACGATCCGAACTGAAGCTCAGGAGCGCGCAATCCAGGAGACGATCAATAACGATAACTCGGCGAGAAGCGTAATAGTCAACGTAAATATGTACGCGCCGACCGACAGTGTCGAATGGGTGAAGAGGGCTGTCCAGGAGGGATTAAGGGCTGCCGGCATTAACGAGGTCGATAAATATTTCCGCAGCAGTCGACATGCCGTGATGATTCAATGAAATTCGTCGCATCAAATATCTTCAATGCGATCGCCCGGGGGAGCGCCAAGGAAGTCTCGTTCAAAGTATATGCCCGCCGCACCAATTCGCTCTCAGAGTCGATCGTCGGGACAACGGGGTGGACGGAACTTACCGACCGCATCGACATGGACGCTTTCCCCGACATCTCCACCAAGATCGAATACGAGATCGGCCAGTTCATTTCGGACCAGATCCAGCTAAAGGGGAAAGGGATCGCATGGTTCAAGGATAACGTCTTCTCAGCCGAAGCTGCCGGCGGCGGCACCGAACGACTGGACCCGGACGCCGATATCTCCAATGTAGGCGGTCTATGGCTTAATGAATCTTCCGGCACGTCGCCGCTCTATTCATCGGTCGACGATGGCGCCTCCTCAAATGACTCTGACTTTATCGAGATGACGGATGTTTCGGAAGCGGCCTGCGAAATTAGATTATCGAACCCCTCCGCGGCTCCGCCGGCAGGGGACACCGTCGTCACGATAAGATATCAAGCAAGCAGTGATGAAGATTTCGGCGACGAATTGATAATCGAGCTCTATCAGGGTGCTACCCAGAAGGGATCCGTTACGATATCCTCGACCGATGGAACGTGGGACGAATATACAATTACGGTACCATCCGGGATTTCTGATTTCAATGACCTCCGAGTGCGGCTCACTTCAGTTGATGGTTGCGATAAAATCAAAAGAGTATCATGGGTGAAGGTCGACGTCCAGGCCGTAGCGAGCTACAAATATACCGAGCTGAAGGTCGAAGCGACATTAAAGGGCGCCGCCGATATCATCCCGGTCTTCACCGGCTGGGTCGATCGCGCCGGCATCGTCAACGACGAGCTCACCGACACGACCGCGTTCAACGTCTTCACCGCCGAGGATATCGGAAGCCGCATGGCCGGAGAGAATGTCGTTTGCCAGCCCTTGAAAGCCAACGCAGACGGCGCCGCCAACGACGGGCTCTTCCTGCCGAGGATCTCCCAGATGTGGGTCATGGACGCGAACATCTCAACCTACGTCCTCAACACAGGCGCCCACACCATCAGCTATGAGTACAACGCCGGCACCCGCCGCGCGAAGCTCGATAACGGAGCGTGGCTGAACCTCTCCGACGGCAACAACACCCTGGGCAATGTCGACAACTCGAGCGGCGATACGGAGCGCGTCAAGGTGTTTGTGAATCTGACGTCGCTGCCGCTCGTACCGGTGACAGACGATATCGTCGTCCTGAATTACGGCGACGTCATCCCTTACACCTGGCACAGCAACGTCCAGGCCTCGTATCTATTGGCGAAGCTCTATGGCCAGATCGGCCTCACATCTGCAGTCTCGGACGTCCTCGAGTTCCCAACCTGGGACGGTGAGAAGCGCGTATCGCTGGTCGACAACCCGCCGAACAATGACGGGGTCGTGCTTGTGGCAAAAGACGCGGCCGTCTCGGACGGCACCGATCTCTACGTCGCGATCGGGACCAGCGTCTGGAAGCGCAACCTCATCACCGGCGAGTACACCGAAATCATCACCGGCATCACACACGAGATCGAAAAGCTTTTTTACAACGCCCGCAACGGCCACTTGTGGATCTACGGCTTCGGCTACCTCTGGCGCTATATCATCGGCTCGGCCACGCTCTCCTCCGAAATCACCCTGAACGCGACGGCTGCCCAGACGTCCTTCAAAGCGATCGAGCTCTACGATTACAACTACACCGGCTCCAGCTACCTCTACGGCATCGTCTACGTCGACCGCAACTCCGGCACGAACCAGGGACTCTTCCGCATCTGCGACGGATCCGCACTCACGCTCTCGACCGTAAAGTCCGGCGCCTCGATGGGAGCCGGCATCGAGCAGTACCCTTACTTCATGTACCAGATGGCAAGCGGGAAGGTCCGCCTCCGGATTGAAGACGCCGCCACGCCCGGCTACAGGGAGATGCAGGTTAACTCTTCCGGCGTATGGGTCGACAACGGCAACTTCGCAATGGGGATTGAGGATTACCGCACGGCCGCCTTCCATACGAGTGAGAACAGGATCTACTACACCTTCCAGGTCGGCGGCGAGCTCCACGTCCGCTCTCATACGATCGATTCTCTGATTGCGACCGACGTCTACGATTCGAACGACGGCGGCGCTCTGGTGGGGAGCATGTACTACTCCGCGCTTGATGGCGTCGTGTATTGGACACTGGATGAGGCGATCGGCTTCCGGCTTTACCAGGTAATCGCGAACGTCGACACCTTCATCCACGAAGAGTTCTTGACCCGCCGCTGCCAGATCGCAGACGGGCCCGAGCGAGTCTATTTCCTGGGCGATAAGAACGACGGCTACGGCCCGTCGCTCTATCAATTCGGCGCCCAGACTTCACTCATCGTCGAAGTCGCGAACTTCCGTGACTCGAACGTCACCGAGATGATCCACAAGGGCCTGAACGCGTTCTTCATCATGGGGATGACCTCGGCGGCAAAGAAGAGATACCTCTACCGCCGGACCGACGATGCCGGCGACCCACAGACATCCGGCCATACTCTTTCCATCGATACATCGGACGCTGTCAATATCGAAGAGACGGTGCAGGCTTATCCGAAGGCCGATATCGTCATTGTCACCAACGGCACCGTGAGCTCCTCCTACGACGGGACGAATTTCGACCGGCCGGTCCTGTCCGAAAAGCGGAGCGTGACGGTCAATAACTCCTTCATC